AACAAGCAGTAATGAAAGTATTACTGGAATGCCGAGCGTGGTTGATTATATCAACTGCGCTCTTTTTTGTTATATACGCTCAGAATCGGGTAATTACCGATAACGAGCATCCATATTATCACCTGACTATAAGCGTTTAGTCAGAAGGTCAAAGAGGTTGACGATCCCATCGTTGACCTCTTTTTGCATATAAGCGGTAAAGTAAATCCGCTGAATATAAATACCGAACGGCGAGGAACAGCCGACAAAGTAACGGAGGTATAAGAAAAAACAGTGGCAAACTGGAAAGAAATTAAAGGGTACGAAGAAATGTACCTTATAAGCGATGAGGGCGAAATCATATCACTTCCACGTATTGTTAAAAACGGACAAGGGCAATATCAAACAAAAGAAAAAACGTTGAAACAAGGTAAACGTGGTAGAGATGGTTCAAAGTACGCATTTGTTATTTTGAATAAAAACGGAGTGTCTAAGCATTATTCTGTTCATAGGCTTGTCGCAGAAGCTTTTGTGGATAATCCAAATAATTATCCCAAAGTAAATCATAAAGATGAAAACCCATTGAACAACAATGTGTCAAATCTTGAATGGTGCGATAGGCAATACAACATAGAATATAGCAAAAATAAGGCGGTTCAGCAATTTTCAGTAGATGGTGAATTAATAGCTGAATACAAAAGTATTTCTTACGCATCAGCTATCACAGGCATTAGTCGTACTGCGATTAATAACGTTCTGAAAGAATGGAGTTATACAGCAGGCGGTTATATATGGAAATATTCAAATAACAAAAGGAGTGATGACTTATCGCATTCACAAGGAAAGCACTGAAAGCAATGGGTTTAACAGATGAGCAGATAGATTCTATCATTGAACTGCACACTGAAAGCACAGATGCAATCAAGGCGGACAGAGACAAGTACAAGGAAGATGCAGAAAAGCTGTCCGATGTACAGAGACAGCTTGATGAAGCAAATTCCAAAATCTCAGCCGCTGAAAAGGACGATTACAAAGGAAAGTATGAATCCGAAAAGGCTGCACATGACAAGCTGAAAGCAGATATTGCAACAAAAGAAACTGCTGCAAACAGGCTTAAAAGCTTTAAGGACGAAGCGAAAAAAAGAGGATACAGTGATAATGCTATTAAACATTATCTTGATAGCAAAGCACATGATCCTATGGAACGCATCAAGTATGATGATGAAGGCAAAGCAACGAACTTTGACGATGTATTCAAGGGGCTTGATGAAGCGTTCCCTGAGCTTAAGGTAAATGTAACGAAGGTTACACACACACCAAACGTCCCGAATCAGACAGCAACAGGCGGCGAAAAGAAAACAACATCAAGAGCAGCGCAGATATGGGAAAAGACTATGAAGTCTATGTATGGCGATAACGCTGTAAATTCTGCGGATGCAAACAACAATAACTCATCAGGAAAGGAGAGTTAATATGTCGTTTATTAAGACACCAACAACAGGCAAGGCTTATGCTCCCGGCTATTTCCTTGCAAAAGATGATGAAAACTGCGTAAGAGAGACACGCACTATACTTGCATCAGGCGGCACAACAGCAGGCGGCGGCAAGTATGTTCCTATGGGTACAATTTACCCTGCAAATAACTCAACAGCAGAGGGAATTCTTTATGAAGATGTAGACGTTACAACAGGCGATATGCCCGGCTCAGTAGTAACTAAAGGTATCGTATATGAGGATAAACTCCCTGTACAGCTTGACAGCGATGCTAAGACAGCACTTATTGCAAAGGGATTCAAGTTCATTGCTACATCTCCTGAGGTTGTAAGACCTAAGTGGACAAACGATGCAACACTTGCAGAGATCACAGTAACATCAACTGAGGGTGCGGCAAGCGGAAAAACACATCTTGAAGTATCAGGCTATACACCAACAGCAGGTGAAAGCTATTATTACAAGGTGGGTAATGCTACAACAGCACCTTCCGTAACATACGGTCTTCCACTTGATAATACATGGTCTGCATTTACAGACGATACCGATTACACAGTAACAGATACTTACAAGGTAACTGTTGCATCTGTAGACAGCACAGGTGCTGTAGTAGCAGCTGGTTCTGCTACTGCTGACACAAAGGCTTAATGAAAGGAGAGTAAAGTTATGACTTGGGAAAATGGTATTTTCGGTATGGTCGGCAAAGAGGACTGGCTGAGTGTTCCTTTCACTCCCCCTGTTCTTGCAAATGATCCTATCGACAGACTTTTCGGCAACGAGAAAACAGATAACATCGGCGCAAGATGGGATGAGATCAGCGCAGATCAGCTTATCCCTGCAATGGCTCAGTTCCATGCTTTTGACACAGAAGCTATCAAGAGCGTATCACCTGTGCTTACACAGCACTACATCGAAAAAGGCCTTATCAAGGTAAAGCAGAATCAGTCAGAGCGTATGCAGCAGCTTTTAAAGCAGGGCGTTGTGAACGATGATGCACAGTATGAATATGTTATCCGTGACGGTATCAGACTTGCAAGAGCCGTTGAAGTTCGTGCAAGAGTAGCTAAGAATGAAGCACTTGCAACAGGTCAGGTTACTATCGGCGAAAACAATCTGAACCTTACAATCGACTACGGCGTTGCAGCTGCACAGAAGGCATATACAGTTGACCTCAACGTTGATTCAGATGTTGGATCACAGTTACAGGCTATCATCGATGATGCACGTGAAAACGGTGTTGTTATCAACGGTATGCTGACAAGCGGTGCAAACCTCACTAAGATGAGAAGCAATAAGTCTATCCAGATCAACAGAAACGGTGTAAATGCAAGCGGTAAGTTCATTTCTAACGCTGAACTGAACGCATACCTTGCAGATTTCGGCATTGATACAGTTATCACACAGGATAACGTATACAACGCAAATATCACCGATATAGACCCGACAACCGGCAAGCCTGTGGTTGTATCAAGACGCTACTATCCAAAGGATAAGATCACATTCTTCTCCACAACTCCAAACGGCAGACTTGGTGTAGGTCTCTGGGGCGATCCTCCTGAGGTTGTAAATCCTCTCACAAAGACAGAGGGTACAAGCGTATCTCCTTACGTTTATATCCATCAGTGGACAGAGAATGACCCTGCTGTACTCTGGACAAAGGCATCTGCTCTGTTTATCCCTGTTATCTACAATCCGTCAACACTGTACATTGCAACAGTAACTGATACAGGTGCGTGATATCATGGCTTACAGAGTAGTAAAGCATTTTACAGACTTACAGGATCACGGCTATAAATACGCAGAGGGTGACACATATCCCCGTGAGGGATATGAGCCTTCTGCGGAGCGTATCGAAATGCTGTCAACTGTGATGAACAGACAGAGAACAGTGTTAATTGAAGCAGTTCCTGAGGTAATTCCTGAGACTGAATCTGCGGAGACCGTTGAAGAATCGGCGGTTGAGGAAACAGCAGAGGAAAAGCCGAAGCGTAAAAGCCGTAAAAAGTAATAGAGAAAGGCGGTGCGATATGAACGATATCACAGTATACTGTGAATTCTGCAAGAACTTTTTCTTGAAAGCATACATCGGGTTAACTGAAATATACAAGGGAGAGTTTACAATTGAAAGCGGTGCATTCGTATCGCCTTCTTTTACCTTGAAACCGAATCAATACTTCCGAATCGTTAACAGTGATGTGAATGACGGTGTTTATTGCAATACCGCTGAATCATTGGCATTGCTACAGGATGAAACCTTTACTGGTCAGGTGTGGCTTATGTCCGTACCTCGCTCATTCGTGCAGTTATGTGATGATATAGCGGCATGGCGAACAAAGTATGAGAGCATCGGCAATGCAAATATGTCTCCCTTCCAGAGCGAAAGCGTACAGGGCGTTTACAATTACTCTAAAGGGGCAACAAGCGGCAATGGTGGCGGTGCATCCGTCACATATATGTCGCAGTTTGCAAGCAGATTGAATCCATACAGGAGGATATCGGTATTATGAGCATATTTGACAACGGCATCCTCAACGACTACAACACCGAAATAACACTGCTTGACGAATCGTCAACGGTCAGCCCTGACCCATACGGCGGCATCGGCGGTGTTGATTACAGCTACAACAAAGGTGCAGTAATTACAGTACAGTTAATTCCTCAGGAAACTCTCGGCGCACAGGTCGCAGAAGCGATAACCGAGAAGAAAATGTATACCGTCTGCGTTGATAAAGGCATAGCCTTAAAAAAAGGTCAGGTCTTTATGAGAAACAAGGACGAGAAAACATTCAGAATCACGGAAAGCAACACTGAAAAAGAAACTCCTGCAAGCGCAGGATTACAGTTCAGCTATGCAAAGGCTGAAAAGTGGGAACTTCCCTCTGATATGCCTATCAACGCTTAAAATGCGTTTTAACGGCTTTTAACCTTTAGGGGTGCAATTATACTATGAATGGAGTGAAACGGCGAATATGGATAAATTAGCGGCATTACAGACGTTTTTAAATGGCTTTCTGCCTGCATACGAAGAAAATTCAATTTACTCCTTGAAAAATCCGCCTGCATTCCCCTATCTGACGTATGAGGGAGTAGATGATAACTTCGGGGATAATACCGATGTTGCTATGACCGTGAATACGTGGTACAGAGAAAGTTCATGGTATAACGCAGTCCAGAAGTCAAAGGAAATAGCCGAGACGATAGGCAGAAGCGGCAAGATGCTGACCTGTGATGAG